AACGCTTGATAGTGTTAGCGGGAACACAACATTTATATTTAGAGATCGTCTCGGGAACGTAAAGTCTAGGTGGGAAAATGCTTCTGCGGGAAGCATTGCATTTAGTAATTTCATGGCAAATTACGGAGTTGCAATTGGTAAAACTATATCTAGCGGGATGACAACAGCAGCGAGACTACAGGTCGACAGTGGGTCCGCAGCCTTTCCGTCAGCAGTATTTGAAACAGGTAACGTTGGGATAGGCACCACTGGTCCTACAGAGAAACTTGAAGTTAATGGAAATATAAAGGCAACCGGATATAAATCAAGCGATGGCACAATTGGCACGTCTACTACGATAAACGTTAGGAAAGCTGACGATTCAGGAGCTTGTACGATCACAGTTAAGAACGGATTGGTCACTGCGACCACTTGTCCGTAGTCTTTTTGTTGGCAAAATTTGGCACCTTGTTGAGCTTTTAGAAACGATTGGCAACAGTGAACCGGAAGAGGGCCGAATTAACGAAATTTGCGACTAGAAAATTTACATAAAAACAGATGGGTCGGTAGAGCCTACTACGAACAGAACCTGATAGGCAAAAAAGTACGTTATCAACAGAAATCACTTGACTTAATTTGTGTTAGTAGCAGTGTGGTTGATTAACGACCAGTCTTGGCCGTTAGCTAATTAATTAACACACACAAAATGTATGACACAAGAATTAAAAGAGAGGATGACGGAGTT